TGGAAGCGCAGAATGCCAGGTTGAGTCACTGTACAATGACTCCGTGAGTGCGGTGGGCCTTGCCCACTCACTCGAGGCCTATATAGACAAGCCATTGGCTGTCTGTATAGGCGCCGGTCCGCGTGAAAGTCACGCGCACCTTGCAAGGCGGATTCGGGCTCACCACCCGAAACTTAGCCCCGATGTGTGCAATAAAATTGCACACAAAGGTATGTCCTCACTTAAGCGAGTGAGTAACTGCGTCGAGGCAATCAAGGACTGCTTGATTACTTCTACCCCTGAAAACATAAGATGTTTCCAGGAGTATCCAGAATATCACAAGGTGATACACTGGGCGTACTCGAAGGGTGCTCACAGCACCGATCGGGTCACTAAAGAGTGGAAGCGCTTCGCTTCACTCATTAAATGGGCGGCCTTGGAGTCACAGACTCCGGCGCCCGAACTGCCCCAGGACCTTCCTGGGTTCGGTTCCACCTGGTCGGAGACCAGGTCCCTGCCGCCACTTTGGCGGAGACTCGTCCCATGGTTGCAACCAATCATGGTACGAGGACTGACGAGTAAGGTCGAAGCGACCAAACTCTGCCATTTCGTCACCAGTAGGAATTTTCCTGCTGGTGGCAAGAAGACGCGGCTAGAATCTCTGATCAAACACTCAGAGGTTCTACACTCGCGCGCGCCTGTGTCTCGCACCCGACAAGAAATTCTTGCGAGGCTTTCTTACCTAATAGGTAAGCAGACGAAGAAGTTTTGTGACGAGGCTGGTTATACCAGCCTCGGGCACACGTCGATGACGGGAAATGCTTCCCTGGATTCATCGACGGATGAAGGTGGACGGGCCGCCGAGGTCGGAACAAAGTTCCGACATTGGCTGTCCTTCATCCCGGATCAAGACACCTTAGAGGTGACTTGGTTCGGTCGGTCGTATTGGTTAGAAACCGGACGACCGAGATGGCAGACCATGTGCAGGGATTCCCTGAGACATGAGCTGCACCACACGGCTGGCGAAAGCGACGACCGTGTGGACCTCGACTTTGAAAACTTCAAACTCGAGGATCCCCTGTATGGATTAGACGAATGCACCGGTTATCAACTGCTGCAGTGGTCTATCGAAGAGGGCCTTAACCAAGGAATCTTGGAAGGTCCCCCATACTATAGGGAAAATGACAATCTTCGATTGTCTGGCCGACGGGCGTCAATTCGCCCGTCAGCTATTGGCGAGCCCGGGGCAAAGTCCCGGGTCGTCACAGTGGGGGAGGACTGGCTGACAATGTTATTGCAGCCATGGTCCCACCACGTGATCGGTGGTTTACGAAACCACCCATCTGCCAAGGCGGGTCTTACCCGAGGTTGGCAACTCTATGAGTGGGTGAAGCGACAGGGAAACTCCTGCGCTCCACCTGTAGGTGATCGCTACTATTTGAGCAGCGATCTTACTAGTGCCACTGATTACTGTGTGCACGAGTACTCTCTAGCAATGCTAGAGGGCCTACATCGTGGCCTGGAAAGGGATGGTGATCCCTATTTCAGGCTGTGTGCGGAGCTGCTTTGCAGCGGCCGCACCTACGAGGGTGACGCCGTCAAAGAAAACTTTGACCAGATCACCACCCGGGGCATCCTAATGGGAGACCCTGGGGCGAAGATAGTTCTCACTATGCACAACCTTTGTGCAGAGGCTGAGGCATATCTTCGGTACACCGGTTCAATGATCGGTGCATCAGATAAAAAGTTTCTTTATTATCTGAAGTCCAGAGAGGGGTTTCCACCTAATAGGTGGAGACTCTTCTCGTGTTCGGGAGATGACCACTTTGGTCAGGGCCCGAGGACGTACCTTTCGCGTATTACGCGAAACCACGAGTTAAACGGAATGTCCGTCTCGTGGCCGCAGAACTTCTTAAGTTCGCGTGGTGGTTTCTACTGTGAGGAGATGCTCCTTACGGTAGGTCTTGATGATGGTCACATTTGGGGGAGGAAAGTTCCTCTCCGAGATGTACCATATCAAGAACAGCCTCACATCGATGCGATGAAAGTGAGGCTCTTTTCCCCATGTGCTAAGGAGCACGAGGGAAAAGATGAGCCAAACCCTGCCATTGGCAAGGCTCGCCAGATGCATGGCATGCTGGCCTGGCTCGGAGGAGGGTTTGAGTCATGGATTCCCCTCTTCTCAAAACGTTGGGAGCAGCGTATGGAGGCTTACCTTCCACGCGCGCTTGCGTTCAGATACCTTCCAGTTTCACTGGGAGGCATTGAAGCTCCCGCCTACCATCGGTCTAAAACCGACATTAGGCAACACCTCAGGCAACTGCCTGAAGTGCACCTGTTCGCCATCAAGTCAGTACTTGATGGAACAGCTGGTCCCATGGTAACTCGTTCGCTCGCAAGTTTTGCGACGAACGCCAGAGCACGGGGCATATCATCGGATGCCATCGAAGATGAGATCCGAGGTACCCTACACCAGGCCGACCTTGTCGGCGGTGTAGATGACCTAGGGCTCTGTAAAAGAGCGCTAGATCAGGGTCTCTTGATCGACAGTGAACTGGACCCCGGCCTCGCCTGGAGAAACCTCCGGTACAAGGACAAAGCTGCAATCGCAAAGCGAATGCGGCTTGTGGACATCCATGAGGCCATTGACCTCATTGGACGCCCTTACCTCTTCAGGGATATGATCTTCCCTGAAGTGAGCCAACGGCACGGAATAAATCCGTACCGCTCCAGCCAGTATGACAACATACCCTGGTTGGCGAGGCAATCCAAGTTCTACGAGAATTTACTCTGGAACATGGAGACCTCCAATATCGGTATTACCGAGTTGGAGAAGGCTTCACTAGTCGACCGTTTAGCAGACTGGTGTGTCGAGAATAAGCCCCTCGACGTCCCCCGGGAAGTGTACTTCTTCCCGGAAGGTGTGGTAGTGCACAAGAAGCTTGCGACACTACGCACTGCGCTCTAAGCGCGGGGACGGTGGTAACCGGTTTACGAAGCCGTAGCCACAACGGGTGA